AATTATAATCCGTTTTTTCGGGTGATATTGTTTTTTTTATTGGTTCTTCTTGTAATGATGAAAAAAAGATGTATGCCGATACAAAAATACTTAAAAATATAACATACATATTTTTGGTAAGTAAATTCGTTTTTGCTATTTTTAAAAAACTATATATAAATAAATAAAGCAAAATTGCCAGTAAAATAATATATACTATTCCAGAATAAATATTTTGAGTCAATTTGTTATCAAATAAAAAGGATAAGAATGTGTGTAAATAATTTGGCATATAATATATAATAATAAATTATTACATATTTTCCATAGTTGTTTTATAACCGTGACAATCTCTACATAGGGCTATTAAATTTTCAACTTCATTCCCGCCCCCATCAGTAAGCCTAATTTTATGATCTACTTCGAACCAAGCATTTAATTGATTATTACAACGGCCACATTTCCAATTTTGTTGTGAAGCTATAAATTTTTTTTTCGTTTCGCTAACTGATCGCTTTCCTCCACCACCCCCGCCACCACAGTGTTTTCCTGAATTCATCATTTTTTCAATAGTTGTATTTCTTACATTATCTATCATTCCTGTATTATTCACATAAGAAGATGTTAAATCTAATACAGGGGAAAACATATCAATTGATGTTTTACTAATAGGTAAAAATTTTATCATATTATTTGTGTATAATAATAAGTTTTTGCTACCTTTTGGGTTTTTTTTAAATAATAAATAAATACTTACACCAATTATAATAATAACCCCGATTTGAAAATGTTTTTTATAAGTAAATAACATTTTCGTATATTTTCCGTCATAATATGTATTGTAAGCAAAAAATGATGTTACTATTATAAAAAGTAGTTCTAATTTCATATAGTATTAAAAGAATAAAATATTTTATTTATCATATAAATAATAAATTGCAACAAATAGTAATACTAATAATAATAAATATATCATTTTTTGTTTTAGTTTGTGGTAGTATGATATTTTCACATTGGTGGGTGTATAATTTTCATAATAGTGAATGTAAAAGTCTTTTAATGGGATTTTGGGTTTTTCCAATTGTTCATTTATTTTATTATGAATATAATGAACCCATTTAATAAAGGATTGCCGATTATCTAAATATGGCGATACCGGATAAGATTGTAATAATTTATGAAAATTAGATGCCATACTTTCAACTGGTATGAATAGCGGAAAAGATTGTATTAATTCATAATATTTTTTTTTTGTAATTGCATTTGGATAATTTGGATATGTGAATGCAATTGTGTGTAAAAATCCCCAATACCATTTACCCCATATTTCTGGATTTAATCCCATTAATTTAAAATAATATAAAAAGAATTATTATTAAACATATAAGATTATTAAATGATAAAAAATAATATTTGTAACAATTGTAATAAAATCGGGCATTTATTTCATAATTGTAAGCTTCCAATTACAAGTTATGGGGTAATACTTGTACGAATTAGAAATAAAATAATTGAATACTTAATGATAAGAAGAAAAGACACATTTGGATATATTGATTTTATAAGAGGCAAATATTCGCCATATAATTTTTATCAAATACAAAATATAATTAATGAAATGTCTGTAATTGAAAAAGGCCGAATTTTAAATAATACTTTTAATGATTTATGGAAAATGATGTGGGGACAAACCACAAACACCCAATATAGAAACGAAGAGGTTGTTTCTTGTAAAAAATTTGACATGTTAAATAATGGTAATTTAACAAATGAAGAGGACTCTACTAAGGTAAGTATTGCTTATTTTGTTAATAAAAGTGTTACGTCGTGGCAGGAAACGGAATGGGAATTTCCAAAAGGCCGAAAAAACTTGCAAGAAAACGATTTGGGGTGTGCTGTAAGAGAATTTGAAGAAGAAACCGGAATACATAAGTCAAATTATAAAGTTTTAGAAAATGTATTGCCCTTTGAAGAAACCTTTATTGGGACAAATTATAAAGCATACAAACATAAATATTATTTGGCATTTTTAACAGAAGACTGTAATTTATCAAATTTTCAATCTAGTGAAGTAAGCAAAATTGAATGGAAAACCTTAGACGAATGTTTGAATAGTATAAGGCCTTATAATTTAGAAAAAAAAGAATTAATTATAAATATTAATAAACTAATAGAGGAATATAGATTATATTGTTAATATATAAATGTTACAAAATAATAATACATTGATAGAAAATACGGATAATTTAATGAATGAAATCAAAAAAGGGTTTGATAAATATGATTGTGTAAATGACAATTTATATACTTCTGAATGTAATGATATTTTAAAAAAAAAAGAATTATATGAAAATAAAATATTTTTGGAAGACCCTTCCAAGAATGATTTTTTGTATCCAAATTTAAATGACCCAAATTTTAATATTAAAATTGCCCAGAAAAAAGAATTTAATGATACTAAATATGACGGAGAACTACATAAAAATGTGAAAGAGTACGCCGATTTATTAAGTAATAGTGAATTTGAAATTTCCCCTCATCAAACATTTGTCAAAAACTTTTTATCATTTCATACGCCGTACAATAGTTTATTGTTATATCACGGGTTGGGCACCGGAAAGACTTGCTCTGCAATAGGAATTAGTGAAGAAATGCGTGATTATTTAAAACAAATTGGTATTTTTAAAAAAATTATTATTGTTGCATCAGAAAATGTTCAAAATAATTTTAAGTTGCAATTATTTGATGAGGGGAAATTGGTCCTTGTAGATGGAGTATGGACGACTAAGGGGTGTATAGGTAATAAATTATTAAAAGAGGTTAATCCAACCAATATTAAAGGAATTTCTCGTGAAAAAATAATAAATCAAGTCCGTTCCATTATTAATTCATATTATATATTTTTAGGATATGGGCAATTTGCGAATTATATAATAAATGTTTCAAATATTCCGGATGGAACATATAAAAGTGAAAATGAAAAAAATAGAAAAAGTATGAAAAAAATACGAAATGAATTTAACAGTAGGTTAATAATAATTGATGAAATTCATAACATAAGAATGACAGAAGATAATGAAAATAAACGAGTCGGAATAAATTTGGAATTACTTGTAAAATATAGTGAAAATGTAAGATTGTTGTTATTATCCGCCACGCCAATGTATAATACATTTAATGAAATTATATGGTTAATTAATTTAATGAATATGAATGACAAGCGTTCCACAATAGAATTTAAAGATGTATTTACAAGTGATGGCGAGTTTAAAAAAGACGGCAAAGAATTATTAATTAGAAAACTTACCGGATATATTTCATTTGTAAGGGGTGAAAATCCTTATACATTTCCTTACAGAGTATATCCAGATATTTTCGCAATAGAAAATACGTTTTCTGGTTCAAAATATAAATACCCTTTGTATCAAATGAATGAAAAACTATTAAATAATAAAAGTATTCAATTTTTAAAAATATATTTAAATAAAATTGGAAGTTACCAGTCATTAGGATATAAATATATTATTGAATTTTTAAAAAATAAAACATATAATATAACAAACAATGATGGAAGTATTCGCAATACTCCGTCATTTAAAGAAATGGAAAGTTTCGGGTATTTTGTTTTACAAATACCATTAGAAAGTTTAATCATTACATATCCACATTTTGAATTACAAGAAAAACTTAAAAAAATAGTTGGCGGAGTAACGAAACAAAAAAATCTTGTTTTTGAAAGCGATCCCGATGCGGATACAGATGAAATGTATGTAACACAAGAAAATGAAGATAACGGCGATGATACCGGCGACGGTGACGGCGATGAAAATGACGCGCCTTTATTAACTACAAAAGAATTAGATTTTATTAATCCTGCCGAACTTACGGGGATAAATGGAATAAGAAGAATTATGAATTTTCAAGATAAAAGAAGCCCTCCGATAAAAGGGGTGTATGAATATAAACAAGAAATTTTGGATAATTATGGGCGGATTTTTTCAATCAATGAAATCGGTAAATATAGTTGTAAAATAAAAAGCATATTAGATATTTTAATATCCCCAGATAAAACTAGTTTTTCAGAAGGAATTATTTTAATATATTCTCAACATATTGATGGCGGGCTTATACCAATGGCATTGGCTCTTGAAGAATTAGGAATTACTCGTTATGGAACTGATGCGACATCTTTATTTAAAACGCCTCCGTCTCAACCACTAAATGTAAAAACAATGAAATCAAAACAAGAAAATGACACTTCTTTTAAAAAAGCAACTTATACCATGATTACCGCAGATACTCGTTTATCTCCTTCAAATGAAGAGGATATTAAAGCTTTAACCAACATAAATAATAAAAATGGTGAAAATATTAAAATCGTGTTAATATCAAAGGCCGGTTCAGAGGGGATTGATTTTAAATATATTCGTCAAGTTCATATATTAGACCCTTGGTATAATATAAGTCAAATAGAACAAATCATTGGCAGAGCCGTGAGAAATTTGAGTCATAAAAGTTTAGATTTTGAAAAAAGAAATGTTCAAATTTTTATGCATGGAACTATTTTGGAGAATGAACAAGAAGAATCCGCAGATTTATATGTTTTTAGATTGGCAGAAAGCAAGGCTGTTCAAATTGGAAAGATAACCCGCATTTTAAAAGAAACTGCAATTGATTGTATCTTAAATAACAGTCAAAGTAATTTTACATATGAAAAAATGAATTTATACTTGGATGACCCCGTAAAACAAATAATGTCTAACGGAAAAATTATTGATAATTTTAAAATTGGCGATTTGCCATATTCCGTAAGTTGCGATTATATGAATTGTAATTTTAAATGTATTACGCTTGATACTATTAATGAAAATGAATTAAATTATGATACATATAGCGAAAAATATATGATTTCAAATTTGGAAAGAATTATTGAAAAAATAAAAAATTTAATGAAGGACGAAATTTTTTATAAAAAAAATGTATTGCTTGATTTACTTGATGTCCCTAAAAAATACCAATTAAGCGAAAAATATAGTGCATTGACAAAACTAATTAAAGATAAAAATGAATTTGTTGTTGATAAATATGGAAGAAATGGTAGATTAATAAATATAGGGGACTATTATTTTTTTCAACCAAGCGAGTTATTAGACAATAATATAACTATTTACGATAGATCAAACCCAGTAGATTATAAACATAATTCGCTAAAATTAGAATTTCAAAATGTAAAAGCAAATACAAATGATATTGAAGATAAACCAGAAATTAAAAAAACAAATGACATTATGTTAATGATACAAGAAAAATACAATAAATCATTAATTCACAAAAACCCTCAAATAAAAATACCGCGGGGCGATAATGATTGGTATAAACATTCTGGTTTAATTATTCATAATTTATCAATAAGTAAAAACGCAATTGATATTCATATATTAGAACAATTGTTAATTGACCATATTATTGACACATTAATGTTTGATGATAAATTTAGTTTATTAAATTACATATATTCAATAGATATTATACAAGAAAATAGTATTGAAAATTTAATTAAAACCCACTTTAATAATAGAATTATTACAATAAATAAAGGGAATATTTCTAGATATTTATTGTTTTATAATAACAATAAGAAAACCTCGCCAGAAACAATACTTTCATATCATAATGATTCCAAAGAGTGGATAGAAGTCGACTCAGAAGATAAAATAGAAATATTAAGTTATGATATAATTAAAAATGCATGGTTAATTGACTCGGAAAAATTAAATGATATTATTGGATTTATTGAGTACGAAAATAAAAATAAATATATGGTGTTTAAAACAAAAAATAATAAATTATTAAGAAATAAAGGAGCAAGATGTGACGAAGCCGGAAAAATTAAAACAATTAATATTTTAAATTTAATTGTAGGTAATGACAAATATAATAAAAAAAATACGTCAAATTTTAATCAAATTGATTTATGTATTTTACAAGAAATTATATTAAGATATTACTTTATTTAATAAAATTTAAATGATTAGTTTAAAAATAAAATTGAATTAAATAAGATGTAAAGATTATATATATATATAACTTATAATGGAGAATATTGTAAATACTGCGTCTTCTCAACAAAAAACTAAAAAACGGGAACGTGAGTTAAAAGTAGTTCCTATTTATTCAAGGTCGTTACTTACAAAAACAATTAATGTCTCTATTTTAATGATTGGCAAAAATATAAGAGAAACGATACAAGAAATTATTTCAACTAATTTTGAAGGTAAATGTCTTGTAGAGGGTTATATTAAAAAAGGGTCGACTAAAATCATAACATATTCCAGCGGATTAATTGAACGAGGGACGAATATTTCGTTTCACGTTGTATTTGAATGTGACATATGTTTTCCTGTTGAAGGTATTTTATTAAGTTGTATTGCAAAAAATATAACAAAGGCGGGCATTAGAGCAGAAAGTGCTACTGAAACCCCTTCGCCGGTAGTAATATTTGTTGCAAGAGACCACCATTTTAATAATAAATTATTTTCTGAAATAAAAGAAGAAGATATATTTAATGTTAAAGTTATTGGTCAAAGATTTGAATTAAATGATACATATATATCAATAATTGCAGAACTAGTAAAAAAGAATTAATACTAACGTAAAAAGATATAAAAATAATCATTAATTAAATACAATAAATTTAATTATGCAAGATACTGATATAGATCAACCTATTAATTATGAACATATATTAACGAATGCTGAAATTATAAATATAAGAGATGTCATTGAAAATATGAATAAATTTAATCAAGTTGAAATTTTGCGAATTTTATACAATAACAAAATAAATTTAAACGAAAATAAATATGGTGT